AAAGTTAGCACTTATGATAACTGCAATAACTGCAAGGATAAAGAATGCAAGTATAGACCCGAATGGGGAGATTCTGTACGGTGGAACTGTCCATTGTGGAAGGGGAGAGAGGAATGAAAAACGGAGAAGGAATCAAATTTGAACGTATCCGCAGAATAACCGGATACCTGGTCGGCACACTCAACAACTGGAACAATGCCAAGAGAGCAGAAGAGAAAGACCGTGTGAAACATGGAGTGAGCGAGAAGGAGAATCAGAATGAATAACTGGATTACGATAGATTTTAAGGACGGAGAGGTTTGCCATTACAGACCAGACGAGTACACTGATTATTACTATGACAAAAGATATTTCATAGTCATCAAGGATAAGCAATGGATAGGCTTTTACAATCTTGATGAGATTCGCTATGTAGAAATCAGCACTGTGGAAGAAGCCGAGGGGAAAAAGAAGTACACATTTTATGAGGAGGATTAAATGGCGAAATACAGAAAGAAACCAGTAGTGATAGAAGCTATCCAGTGGACAGGGGATAATCTTAAAGAGTTAAGACAGATGAACGGATTTAATGCGGTACATACTTGCTTCTGCGGAGATTTAAAAATTAAGACACTGGAGGGGATTATGACTGCGTCCGTTGGTGACTATATCATCCGTGGCATTAATGGAGAGTTTTATCCATGTAAGCCAGATGTGTTTGAAAAGACATATGAACAGGAGGATTAAATGGCAAAATACATAATTGATATTGAAGATGAGTATACCAAAGATTGGATCAACGATACACCGATGTGCAAGGAACTTTGTATGCCAATTTCAGTACCAAACCGTCAAAGAACATACCATGTCTCAACAGGGTTTAAACTTGAACCATACACCGAGCCAGACCGCAAGGCTATAGAGGATGAGGTGTGGGAGTTTGCAAAAAAAGTTAGGCTTGAAGATTTTATAGACAGTAATGGCAAATTGCGTGGATATCTTTCTAGTTTTGATACCTACCAAGAAGCAAAAGCCAAATATGAATTGTGGAAAAAGCCTAAAGATGAGGTCCGTGTTGGGGATGAGGTAGTAGAACAAGACTTCAAATGGAAAGGTGTAGTTGTCGATATAGATGATTGTGGCGAATTAACAATAATGGACAGACATGGAATGTCATGCAGTGGATACAAACCAGTGCACTTCAAAAAGACGAACCGCCATTTCCCAGAAGTTGAAGAACTGCTGAAGAAGGTGAGGGGTTCAGATGATTGATACAATTAGTAGAATTTTAGAAGAAGAACTTAGTTATGCTTACTGCGATAATTGCAAGCATGATACGGGCGATGATGAATGTGAAGATTGCCATCGAAAGTATCAGAATTGGGCATTATCGAGAGAGTCTGCGGTAAACATTGCAGAAAAGATTGCCAAAGCATTAGATGATTTTTAAATGAACTGCTGAAGAAGATGAGGGATGCAGAATGAAGATTAAAAATTGCCCATTCTGTGGTGGCGAAGCGGTGCAAAAGAACGAAGTTTTAAGGCTTGGTGGATATAGCCGTGGTGTTCACAGACAATATATTCAATGCAAAAAGTGTTGTTGCAGAACAATGTCTTTTGACTGGGATGACGAAAAAGTAATGATAAGAACGTGGAACAGGAGAATAGAAAATGACTAAATATTACACACTGGCAACACCAGTAATAGCAATGTGGGTTTATAGTTAATTTTTTTAACCATAACAGAAATTTATAGTTAGAAAGGCGAATGATGTTAAACGAAAGAGATATTTACAAGGCTGTATCAGACCTTATCTCAGATTGCTATGATTGGTTGTCGGATGAGGATAAATCCGGTCGGATGCAGTATGTGTTAGGGCTGAATGACATGGCTAGGTATTTAGTCGAAAGGTTGAAGGAAAACGAAAGATGCGAATCGAATGCCCAAGATGTAGAAGAGAAATGATCAGGTACATGGACTGTTATATATGCCCTGTGTGTGGGTATGTAGTATGAGAAGGAGAAAGAAATAAATGTTAGAAGTAGGATATTACATGGCAATCGCAGGAGCAATAATACTGGCAGCAGGAATTATCCTGATGATAGCAGGTGTGTGAAAGGGGAACAATGTTAAATCTGATTGTAGGAATTATCTTAGGTGGAATGATGGGAACTATGTGTACCTGTCTTATGGTAGCTGCGAGTGATGCAGAAGAATTTGATGATCTGTATGAACGGTCACGGGAAGAGAAGGGAAAAGATGGCACTGCGAAAGATTGACTTAATGCATAGGATGTTTGGATTATCTCTGAACGAGGATGATTTATGCAAGAACTGTTCAAACATTCGAACTTACAGGTACAGAAACCGAAACTATAGCAAATGCTGTCATTACGGCAGTACTCACAGTGAAGCATCGGACTGGAAATTGAACCAAAGAGGATGTGGATTGTTTAACCAGGATTACGCAGGAAAACCTGTGATAGAACTTGTAAGACCGGAATACAAACAGGAAGAACCGATAGAAGGTCAGATGAATCTGTTTGAGTATATGGAAGGGAGTGATTAAGCATTGATAAAAGTCGAAAAGATAGATGTTTGGGGATTTGAACACGCAATACGGGGAATGAGAAATCCGCTTAACAGTTGGGATAAAAGTGATAGTTTTTCATGTAATGTTAATTTGTGCAGTTCTTGTAAGCAAAATCACAACGGACACTGTTCTTATTCCAACGAGCCAGATGGATTTCATGTAGGTGAAAATGATTTAGCCCTTATGAAAAGATTATATAAAGCTGGAACAGAACATCGGAAGTATCTTAGGCAGATTATGGTGAGCATGGATATTACCGCTCCTTTGTACTGGTGGGCAGAAGCAGATACATACAAAATAGGGGTGACTAGAAACAGTTGCTCTTTTATGCATAAAGGTGTTTCTAAGCCGTTTGATATTACAGATTTTTCAACACACGATAATCGGGTTTATGAAATTCTTTCACCGATTGAAAAGAAAGAGCATAAACTGGTTTACCCTTATGAAACAACTGAATTTGCTTTGTATACTGGAGAAAACGAAAGAAAGTATCGGATCTACAAAAACGGCAGAGTTATAGCGGAACGGTTCGAATATACAGATAGTTTGGGGAGACATAGAGTACTTGAGGAGACAGAATGTTCTCCGAGTCGAACACGTTCAGGATATTTTGAGGTTAATCTTGGTGGAAGGTGTGGCAAAAAATGGTTGCTTCATGTGTTGGTTGCTACTATGTTCTTAGAAAATTCTCAAAACCTTGGTACGGTAAACCACAAAAACGGGAACAAGGGCGATAACAGTGTTGAAAATCTTGAGTGGTGTTCCTTGTCAGATAATATCAAAAAAGGGTTTGATAACGAACTGTATGAAAACGGGAAATCTTTACACGCAAGATATAAAAAATGGAAAAACGGGCACAGACTTGTAAGTCCTTTTGTGAAAACTCAAATTATTTATGACCATGAAACAAGAGGATTATCGTGTAAAGAATTGGCTGAAAAATATGATCTTACAGTTAGGCAAGCCAATAATATTATCAGCGGAACTGTGACGGATAATCAAGAACTGTTTATGCTTTGTTATTCCTGGGAGCGAATAATTGAAGAACTTAATGCACTGAGACAAGAGTATTTGGAAACAAAAGATAATAACATTTTCCAAAAAATCAGATGCTTGTTGCCAAGTGGATACAACCAAAAAAGTACTATCACCATGAACTATGAAAATATAATAACAATGATCCGGCAAAGAACCGGACATAAACTGGACGAGTGGAATGATTTTGTTGCTGTACTTGAGAAACTGCCGTACATAAAGGAGATTACGAATGAGATTTGAGAAGGTAAGCTACAAGGCATTTCGTAAAGATATGCTTAAATACGGATTCGTTGAGGAACTTGTTGACAAAGCTTACAAGGACATTGTTATTCCGACACGGAAAACTAGATTTTCTGCCGGATACGACTTTGTTACACCAGTAGATTTTTCCTTGAAGCCACATGAACAGATTACGATTCCCACAGGAATCAAAGTGTATTTCAAACCGGAAGAAGCAAAGATGTGGCATCTTGAGTTATACATTCGCTCTTCCGTAGGCATCACAAGAGGTGTTGTCATGGCAAATCAGACAGGAGTAATCGATGCCGACTACTACAATAATCCTGATAACGAAGGTGATATGCTGATTGCTCTGCGGAATGTGAGCGAGAACGAAGTAAAGTTCTCTGTTGGAGATAGAATCATTCAGGGTGTATTTGCCATTCACGGAGTTGTATCTGATGACAGTGCAGATGGAGTACGCAAAGGTGGAGTAGGCAGTACAGATGAGTAAACAGGAACTTGTAGAATACTTAATCAATGCCGGATACAAGGCAGAACTGGATAATGACGGAGTAGTCATGGTTCTGGTGCCGAAGACATTGAATATTAGAGAACACAGGAAGTTGGCGAAGGCAATAAATGAGACAAAGTTTAGTTCAAGCTGGGGATGGAGAGTGGAAAAGAGTACAGTATAACCGTGATGAGGATATTTGGATTGATGACGATGGAAACATAGTTGACGATCCACGCAAAGCAAAGTGTAAGCCTTATCTGTACGAAAGAGACAATGCGATAGGACTTAAGGAACAGCTTTGCTGGTCTTGCGCGAAAGCATACGCAGCTTGTCCGTGGAGTATTGATTTTACTCCTGTCGATGGATGGGATGCCAAGGAGACAGGTCCCGGAAAATATCACATTTACAACTGCCCACTTTTCGTAAAAGGTTAATCATGACAAGTGTAAAATTCGAAAAAGGATCTAGAGAGTTTGCATTCTTTGCAGACTTTTGGAAAATGGTTCAGAAGTATTATCTGCCGGAAGACACCGATGAGTATTGGGATAATCTGATAGCAGAAGCGGCACAACTGAAAAAGAAGTATGATGGAGACTTTTATCACTACATGATACAGGGATTCATG